TGACACCGCCAATGACACCGCCAATGACACCGCGATGACGCCGCCCGATCTCGACCAGCAGCGCGCCGCGATCGCCCAGGGCCTGTGCCCGGAGTGCTCAGAACGCATCAAGAACTGGCTCCCGCCCCGCGGCGCGCATTTCATCGAGGCGGCAGAGGAGCTGAAGAAACGCGGGATCGATCCGGCGACCGGCCACCGCATGGCGTGCTCGCTCAACGGCAAGCTGAAGATCGGCAGCTGACGCGGAGCCCGGCGTTGATCAGGCAACAGTCACCCTCGGGCAACATTTCCACCGTGGCGAGACTGCGTGTGCCGTTGTCTCGTGACACGAGATGCCGACGCAGGCTAAGCGGGTCGCATCCCAAATTTTCGGAGACGACGCCCATGCGCAACATCTTCCTCGCCGTAATGCTCGCCGGCACGGCGGCAATCTCCGGCGCGATGGCCCAGACGACGGTCCCGGCGGCGCCGGCACCGGTGCCGGCACAAACGCAGGCGCCGGCACCGGTAGCCCCCACGCCCACGCTGGAGCCGAAGACGCCGCCGCCGGCAGGTCCCACCAGGCTGGCGCAGAAAAAGGCCAAAGCCGCCAAGAACAGGGCCGTCAAGCACAAGGCCAGCAAGACCAAGGCCGCTGCCGCGCAGCCGGCCAAACCCACGACACCCGCTGCAGCACCTGGCACGTGCGGCGTCGGCAACTACTGGGATCGCAAGCAGAACGCTTGTGTCGGCGCGGCCTCGAAGTAATCGGCCGCTCGCTTTCAACACGCAGACAGACCACCAAAAGGAGTTGGGCTCGAATGACGGACGATCCTGGAATTGGGCACAACTCCGGTCGCATCGACATCAAGATGATGGTCGAGGCCATCGAGGCGCTCGAAGAAGAAAAGAGCGGCGTCTCGGAGAAGATCAAGGCCAAGTGGAAGGCGCTCAAGGCTGCCGGCGCGCCGGCAGACGCGCTGAAGCACGTCATGCGCCTGCGCAAGAAGACCGAGGACGAGCGCCAGAGCTTCGAGGCCTCGGTGCAGATCCTCAAGGCCGTGCTCGGCATGCTGGGCGGCGTGCCGCTCGGTCCCGGCGCGCTGCGGCTCCTGGAGGAACAGTACCAGTTCAAGCATCCATCGCCCGATCAGGCGGCGACGGATCAGGCAGCCCGCGAACTTGTCAACAAGCCGCTCGACCTGCCGGACGAGTCGCCTGCCGAGCAGCAGCCGGATATGCCGAAGGACACGCTGGAGCAGGCGCGCGAGAAGGGCGGCGATGCGGCGAGGGCCGGCAAGAGCATCGTCCAGAACCCCTATCCCTACAAGGATCAGGACCTGCGCGCGTCCTGGGAGGAAGGCTGGTGCATGGTCACCGGGTCGGTCGACGGCATCGAGATCCCGGTGGATTGGCTCAACGCCCAAAAGGAGAAGAACGGCAAGCCGGACACCGGCACCGAGACCGGCACCGGCACCGACGCCAACACCGGCACTGGTACCGACGGCACTGGTACCGACGGCACCATCCCCGGCAGCGACACCAATCTGCCGCCGCCGAGCCCGCCCAGCGATGGCGCCGGCGTCGGGACCAATCCATGAGAGCATGAGCCATGCGTTACGACGACGAGGCGCCGCGCAAGCCGCAGAATGCGGCCCAGGCCGAGAAGCAGCTCAAGGAGCACGCCAAGATCCTCGACATCGGCGAGGCCGAGCAGCCCATCCTTGCCCCGTCGGTGCGTCGGGCGGTGCACCGCTGGCTCAACGAGCTGCGCTACGAGAGCGAGCTCGCCGAGGTCGGCGTCGAGGCCCGCCGCAGCGTGCTGCTCTACGGTCCTCCGGGCTGCGGAAAGACGACCCTTGCACATCACGTTTCGGCGCGCCTGGGACTGAGACTCGCCTGCGTCGAGCCGGAGACCATCATCGACTGCTGGATCGGTTCCTCGGCGCGCAACCTCGGCGCCGTGTTCGACTGCCTGGACGTGCTCGGCGACTCCATCGCCGTGCTGTTCGACGAGTTCGACTCGATCGCCGCGGCGCGCCAGTCCGGCAAGCGCGGGGACCAGGAGCGCGTCGCCATGGTCAACGTCATGCTGCGGCGCATGGAGCAGCTCAAGTGCATCACGATCGCCGCAACGAACAGGGCAGATAGTCTGGATGCTGCCGTTTGGCGGCGGTTCAACATGCAGATGGACGTGGCGCTGCCTGAGGCCGCCGAGCGGGCGCAGATCATGGCGCGCTATGCCCATCCCTTCGAGCTGCGGGCCTCGGACCTGGAGCTGCTCGGCGAGCTGACGGAAGGCGCCTCCCCGTCGCTGCTCGAAGACCTGATGAAGGACATGAAGCGCGCCATCGTGCTGGCACCGAAGCAGAAGCTCGACATTTCGCGGCCTGAGGTCCTGTTCCGCGATCTCATCACCGCGGTACGGCCGCCGCCCGGCTTCGACGAACCGCCGCTATGGGTCGATTCGAAGTACGTCGAGGCGACCGCCGGGCTCGGCTGGCCGCTGCGGCGAAAGCCGAAGTAAGCGCAGACCCAACACGGAGGGGATGGAGCCATGACAGCCGGCCATGCCGCCACCGCGGCCACCAGCGCGGCCACCAGCGCCAAGAAGGCTGCGAACGCTGCCGCGGAAAAGGTTGCCGTCAAGACTGCGCAGATCCTGCGCCTGCTGGCCAGCGAGCACCCGCGCGGCATTGACCTCAGGCGCCTGCGCGAGGCCGTGGGGGCAGCCAAGTTCATCCAGGCGATCACCGACAGCCGGCGCCGGAGCCTGATCGTTGATGACGGCAGGCACCGGGTGGCGATCACCAGAACCGGCATTGCCGAGATCGAAAGGCTCGACGGCTGCACGCTGGTGCGCAGGCCACAATAAGGCGGGTCACAGGTTCACAAATAAGGAAAGGCATACAATGACCACGTCGACACCACTGACATTCGAGCGCTTCAGCGACGCCAACCGCAAGCGCTGCGAGAGCCCGCAAGGCTTCAACCACCGGCTCGACGGCTGGTCGACGCCGGACTGGATGACGGCGGTGCTGGGCGAGCTCGGCGAGGCAGCCAACATCGTCAAGAAGCTCAACCGGGTTCGCGACGGCATCCCCGGCAACAAGGAGACGATTGAGCAGCTGGCCACCAAGCTGCGCCGCGAGCTCGGCGACACCTTCGTCTATCTGGACCTGCTGTGCCAGTCGCTCGGCTTCACGATCGCCGAGGCCGCTGTCGAGGTGTTCGAGGCAAAGTCCGCGGAGATCGGCTACCCGGAGCGGCTGTGAACCGCTTGCGCCGGACCCGGAGCGTCTCATATAGATAGGCTCCACTCCAGCTCAAAGTTGAGGATTACGCGATGGATGCTCTCATCGCTGCGGCGATCGTTGCCGCGGCAGTCATTATTGTCATCGGGCTTTTCTTTTTCAGGTCGCCGGGCGGGGGAGCCTCGAACGAGAAGGTCGCCGCACTTCAGGGCGAGCTGCAGGCGTTCATGCAGAGCGTGAGCGGCCAGTTCGCCGGGCTGTCCCAGACCATCACCGCCCAGGTCACCGGCCTTTCCACGTCGGTCAACACCACGCTCGGCACCAACAGCGAGCAGCTGTTCAAGCAGATGCGTGAGCAATTCGGCGCTTCGCAACAGCTGGTCACCAACGTGCGCGATGCGGTCAAGGAGCAGCTCACCGAAGTGGCCACGCGCGTCGGCCAGACCCAGGAGGCCACCAGCAAGGTGTTCGCGATCGCCGACCAGATCAGCGACCTGAAGCGCGTGCTCACCAGCCAGAAGCAGCGCGGCAGTCTCGGCGAGGCGGCGCTCTCCCTCATCCTGCAGAACATCCTCGCTCCGACCGACTACGAGCTGCAGTACCGGTTCCAGAACGGCGAGGCGGTCGACGCGGCAATCAAGGCGCCGGAAGGGATCATCCCCGTCGATGCGAAGTTCCCGCTCGAGAACTACCAGCGCATCATCGACGAGCCCGATCCCGAGCAGCGCGCGGTCTACGAGGCCGCGTTCAAGACCGACCTCAAGAACCGGATCGATGAGACGGCGAAGTACATCCGCCCCAACGAGGGGACGATGGATTTCGCGTTCATGTTCATCCCGGCCGAGGCGATCTACTACGACCTCTTGGTGAACGAGGTTGGTGCCGTGCGGGTCAACACGCGGTCACTGATCGACTATGCCTTCAATGTGAAGAAGGTGATCATCGTCTCCCCGACGACGTTCGCCGCCTATCTGCAGACGGTGCTGCAGGCCTTCCGGGCCTTCAGGATCGAGCGGGAGGCGCAGGCGATCGCCAAGAACGTCGAGAACCTCGGCCGCCATCTCAAGGCCTACGAGGATTTCTTTGTTCGGCTCGGCAGCTCGCTGTCGACAACGGTCAACCACTACAACGCCGCCGGCAAGGAGCTCGGCAAGATCGACAAGGACGTGCTGCGCATCACCGGCGAGAAAGCCGGCCTCGACATCGCTCAGGTCGACCGGCCGCAGCTGACCGCGGAGTGATCTTCGGTGCTGCGTTAGGACAGGCAAACTAACAACAGGGAGACGGCCTTGACTGACTTGACGCAGCAATTGAACGACATCATGCATCAGCACGAGCAGCTCGGCAGGCGGCTCGCCGGCATCCTCGGCGAGCTGCGTACGACAAGCGCGAAGAAGCCGTCGAACGGCCTGCCTCCGAAGAAGCGCGGTGAACACTGCCACAAGCGGGAGGACTTTCCTCCCTTCATAGTGCAGGCCCTTCAGGCAATCGGCTGGCCACCGACGGCGAAGGAGATCAGAACTTGGATCAATCTCAACTGCAAAATGCCTGGGGGCGAGATCAAATACGAGGGTACGTTGAGGCGCGGTCTGGATCTCGCGATCAAGAGGGGTCTCATCGAGGAACGCGGCGGCCGCTTTTGGCTGAACGGCAAGCCTACCGGCCAGCTCAACGGCCAAGCGGACGCATCGCTCCCCGGCATCTTCCGCGAATGATTTGTCTAGCAACGTGAGACGACTCAATTTATGCAGGTAGGCGAGGCACGCATCTTCGGCCCCTACCGAAGACCGTCCTCACGGGCAGCGATGAACCCCCACGCCCTCTGGCCTTTCTCGCTGCCCCTTTGCTTTTTGGGGGCATCTCTCACAGCAACCAGGACGATCTGCCCGGCTGTGGCTACAGCGACACGCTGCCCACCAGTCGTCTCGGATACCGAGACTTTTATGTTGGTGAAGCGGACGACGCAGTTTAGCTCGCGACAATTGCAGGACACGACGCCCGCCACCGATCAAGTCGCGTGAGTGTTTGTAATCCGGGATGAGCGGCCGTCGCGTCGAAGGCACGCCCGATGGCGGCGTGTTGGGATTTCTTGGACGCAACAGCCAGAAGGCAACCCGAAGATGAAGTCTCTCAGTAAGTGGCGCTCGTGCCTCGTGATCTACACCTCCGCCGCCGCAATCGCGCTTGCGCTCGGCGGCCAGCCGGCCATGGCCGGCAACCTCGACAAGCAGGGCCACGTCAAGGCCGACGACTACCTGCCCAGCGCGACGGCCACGTCCGCGCGGCCGTGGAACGGCTGCCGTGTCTACGGCGAACTCGGCTACATGGTGCAGAAGCAGCGCACGGTCGATAACGACGATGGCGGCTCGGACTTCGGCATCACCTTCGACGTGTCGACCGCGCTCGACGCCGCGACCTACGGGCTCGGCGGCGGCTGCGACGTCCAGACCGGCGATAAGTGGGTCTTCGGCGGGTTCGGTGAGATTTCTTGGACCAACAAGAACCAGCAGTTCTCGATCCCCACACCTGCTGGCGGCATCGTGGGCGATACGGACATCGACCACATGATCACCCTCGCCGGCCGCGTCGGCTACCTGTTCACACCAAAGTGGATGGGCTACGCGCTCGGCGGCTACACGTGGACCAGCGGGAAGACGGCAACGTCCTTCAAGGAGCTGTTCAGCCCGGACGAGCCGATCTCCAAGGCGTTCGGCGATCGCGGCGGCTGGACCGTCGGCATCGGCACCGAGGCATTCATCGCCGAGCATTGGACGATCAACCTCGAATATAACTTCACGCGGCTCGACGGCGGGACGTTGCAGTGGTCAACCAATGAGGCGTCGATCGCAAACGTCGACACCGACCTGCATCGGGTGATGACCAGGCTCTCCTACCACTTCTGACGCAGGCCCGACCCCCGGCCGCTCCAGCATCCCTGGAGCGGCTGCACAAAGAGCAACAGTCAGCAAGGTCAGTCAAAATGAAGTCTCGCAACACGAGAACACGCCTGGCGAAGGCCGCGTGTCTCGCCTCACTATACTTTTGCGGGCTGGCGGGGGTTCCGGCTCCCGCGATCGCCGCCGATGTCGGCGGTTCGTGCTGCGCCGATCTCGAAGAGCGCATCGCCGAGCTCGAAGTCACAACCGTGCGCAAGGGCAACCGCCGCGTCACCGTCTCCGTCTACGGCCAGGTCAACAAGGCAATCCTGTGGACCGACGGCCTCGGTGACAGCGACACGCGGGTGGTCGACAACGGCACCAGCGGCACGCGCTTCGGCTTCCTCGGCGAGGCGCAGATCGCTTCGCAGTGGAAGGCCGGCTACAAGCTGGAATTCGGCGTCAACGACCAGCCAATCCCAGTCCTCGGCGACGACCCGGTTTCGGTACGGCACTCGTTCTGGTGGGTCGAAGGACCCGTCGGCAAGCTGAGCCTCGGCCTCACATCGATGGCGACCGACGGCATCGCCCAGATCTCGGTGGCCAACGTCGAAGTCGCCAGCCGGATGCTGAGCCTGCAGCCGATCTCCAGCGCCTATGCCTTCGGCATCGACCTGCCGTTCAACGATCTGCGCCGCAACGTCGTGCGCTACGACAGCCCGATGTTCTTGGGCTTCACCGGCTCGGCATCGTGGTCGCACGGCGACTCACTGACGAGTTTGGCGGGCGGCGATGACGGCGGTGCCTGGGACATCGCCCTGCGCTACGCCGGCGAGTTCGGCGGCTTCCGCATCGCCGGCGGCGCCGGTCTGAGCGAGCAGAACGGCAACATCGGCCTCACGTCCACGCTGCCGGGCGACCTGTTCGGCCGACAGCGCGTGGCCTCTGGCTCGCTCTCGGTGCTCAACACAGGCACCGGGCTATTCGCCAACGTCGGCGTCGGCCACGTCGACGGCGAGTTCTTCGGGAGCCTCGACTACACCGTCGCGCACCTGCAGGGCGGCTGGCAGAAGAACGTCATCGGGCTCGGCGCGACCACCGTCTACGCCGAATACGCGGTCATGGACATCGACGGCCCAGGCGCTCCGGACCCCAGCATGTTCGGGCTCGGCGTCGTGCAGGCACTCGATCCCGCAGCAATGGACATCTACATGGCCTGGCGCCGCTACGACCTCGACGATCTCGTGTCGAGCGACGTGAACACCTTCATGGCGGGCGCGCGCATCAGGTTCTGATCGGTTTTGGGAAGCCGTCGGTTGGGGGAGAACGGGGCGGAGGCTCACTCCGCCCCGTTCCTGCAAGGGATCGAGAAATGTGGCCCATTACAACTTGGTTCGAGCTGCCGATGCCGATCCGCGTCCAGGGAGGCGGGTACGAGCCGTGGCTCACGCTGTGCCGGCAGAAGGCCGCCCACGTCTCCACATGGATCTCGCCGGCCGCGCATGAGCGCATCGACCGCGTCTGGCTTGAAGCCATCATCGGTACGCCGGTCGCGGAGGACGTTCCGATCCACCTGATGTCCTGGGTGGTCAAGGTGACGCGCGACCTCGGCATCATCCCGAAGGACCTCAAGGTCGATACCTATACGGTGTCGACGCGCAGCGATCTCATCGAGCACTGGCACCCGGAGCTCAAGCTGCACGTCCGCCTGTTCATCGAAATGCGCGCGGACGGCATGGGAAGCGGCGCAAGAGACGCCGCCATCGGACCGCGCTTTCCGGCCGAGCAGGGAGCGGGAGCCGCGCTATGAAGTTCTGGATTTTCTCGGACCTGCATCTCGACGTGAACCGGCGCTTCCCGTTCAGGCTGCCGGAGCCGCGGCCGGAGCATGACGCCGTGATCATCGCCGGCGATATCTGTGAGGGGCTGGCCGACGGCGTGCGCTGGATCGCGGAGCAAGGCCTCAACGCCAAGCCCGTGATCTATGTGCCGGGCAACCATGAGTACTACTGCCACGACATCGACGAGGAACTGGCCGCCGGCCGGGCGGCGGCCGACACCCACGCCAACATCCACCTGCTCGACGAGGAGGGGATCGTCGTCGCCGCCAACGGCGAGTGCGTCCGCATCAGCGGCGCGACGCTGTGGACGGACTACGAATATTTCGGGGTAGGCGAGCGCGACGCCTCGATGGGCGCCGCAGCCACGCTGATGAACGACCACCGCCTGATCCGCGTCGGCGCCCGCACGCTGCGCCCCGGCGACTGCCTCCAGAGGTTCGAAAGCGCGCACGCATGGCTCAAGCGCATGATGGAGATTTGCGCGGACCTGAAGCGGGCAAAGCGCATCGACGCCCACGTCGTCGTCACGCACCACGCCGTCAGCGAAAAGAGCGTGGCGAAAATCTACAAGCTCGACCGGCTGACGCCGGCCTTCGCCTCGCGCCTCGACCGCCTGGTGTCCAAAGCGGACCTGTGGGTGCACGGGCACGTGCACCATCAGTCGCGCTACCAGCTCGGCCGGGCCCAGGTGGTCGTGAACGCGCGCGGCTACGTCTCCCACGAGGAGAGTAACGGCTTCGATCCGAGCCTCGTCGTCGAAGTTGACCGACGCAAGCCGCGACGTCAGGCGCGCCAGCGCCCAACATGCACGAGTGGACCAGTGGAGCAAGCCAAGATCGAGGAGATCAGCGCATGAGCGCCGTCGAGCATGGCAATTCGCTGGTGAGTGAGCAGCCGGCGCCCAAGGTCAACGATAACCCGGCGGTTTGGCACCTGGTGATGCAGGACATGGCCGCGCGCGATCACCTCGGCCGGCAGCGCTATGGCGTGCCGCTGCAGGCCCACAACGGGCGCGACGCCCTCATCGACGCCTACCAGGAGATCCTGGACGCCGCGGTCTACCTGCGCCAGGCGATCTTCGAACGAGATGGAAAGTGAGCACATGCGTCACGAGCAATCAGCCAAGCGGCCGACTCCCGAGATCGACAAGTACGCCATGCCTGCGTGGTTCGAAGGCCTGATCCAGCACCTCGACCGTGTGGTCGCCGACCTGATCGACGAGCACGGCGCCGAGCCCCTGGAGATCGCCATGGCCTTCACCTCGCATACCGCGGGAACACTGCGGGACGCCGGGCTCTCGCGCAGCGAGGCGCTCAACGTGATGGGCGACCTCTCGGAGGGCTGCCTGTTTCGCTACGTCAACGAGATCGCCGGTCTCGCGCCGGTCGCCGGAAGCGCATGAGAGCAGCGCATGAGAGCAGCGCCCGAAAGCTGTGCCTGAGAGCAAGCCGGAGAGGTTTCCCCCCATGTACTTCCATCACCATCGCGAGCGCGGCCTGATCATGGCCTGGCTCAACTACAGCACAGCCACAACCGGATGCATCAGGTTCGAGCTCTGCTGGCGCACGTGGCTTACGGGCATCTGGTTCGGCTACAACGACGAGATGGGCTGGGGCGGCTCGATCGGCGTGCCGGGCTTCTATCTGGCGATCCACGCCAACGTGCCGAAGTGGCTGCAGCTCAAGGTACGCGGGGAGCTGGAGCCAAGGCGCGAGGTCAGTCTCGCTGTCCACGGCGGCACGGTATCCTGGTCGCTGTGGCGCAATCCGCACCATTGGTCGAGCGACGTGCCGCGCTGGCGCGACGGCCATTTCGACGTGGTCGAGTTTCTGCTGGGCCCGGCCCGATACGAGCAGACGGTGATCGATGAGCGCGACATCCTGGTGCCGATGCCGGAGCGCTCCTACCCCGCAGCTGCCAAACTGCTCCAGTGCACGTGGAAGCGGCCGCGCTGGTTCGCCAGGAGCATGAAGCGTGTCCAGATCGACGTGCCCGACGGCATCCCGTTCCCGGGCAAGGGAGAGTCGAGCTGGAACTGCGGCGACGATGCCACCTACAGCATCTCGACGGGCAAGTGCAACAGCATCCCCGAAGGCGTCGGCATCATGGTCGGAACATGCCTCGCCTCGCGCGTGAAAAACGGCGGCTGGGATGACTACGTCTGGACCAGGCAGCCGGAGAACAGCCAGGCTCGGAATGGAGCTGCCGCACCGCCGCTCGCCGCGCCGGGGAGCCCGCAGCCGTGAGCAACGCCAGCGTGCGCCCCAATACCCTGACCGGGGACGATATCGCTCTCGCCATGGAGGCTGCGGCGCTCGCTATCCGCGATCTCAAGAAGCTGCCAGGCGCACGCCGCAAATTCATCAAGGGACGGATCGCTGAGTACGAGGCGCTGATCGAGAAGCTGCGCGCAATCAGCGACCAGGCCTATCCATACACACCGCCTCGCTCCGAGGACGAGCCGGTTCCAGAGCACGGCGCCGAGGAGATCATGAAGCTCGACGCCAGGGTTGTGCGCAAGACCCGCGCGGCCGCGCTGCGGGCAAACCAGTAGGTTTCTGCACAGGGGAGACGGTCATGCTGAAGTTCAAGCGCCTGCCGCACGCGAAGGACCTGCCATTGCCGAGATATGCGAGGCCAGGCGACGCCGGCATGGACCTGTGTGCCGCCATCGATGAGCCAATCGTCGTCCTGCCCGGGCGGCTCCCGACGATCGTCCCGACCGGCTTCTCGATGGAGCTCCCGCCCGGTTGCGAGGGCCAGGTGCGGCCGCGCAGCGGGCTTGCAAGCAAGACCGGACTCATGATCGCGAACAGTCCAGGCACGATCGACAGCTCATACCGCGGAGAACTGAAGATCGCCCTTATCAACAACGGGCCGGCACCGGTCGAGATCAAGCGCGGAGATCGCATCGCACAGCTCGTCGTTGCGCCTGTCCTCTACATGCCGAGCGAGGAGGTGGCAGAGCTGAGCGCCACCGAGCGCGGAGAGGCCGGGTTCGGATCGACCGGAAGCTAGCCGGCGCTGCAGCGGGGCCTGAAACGCAAAAAAGCCCCGCCCCTGCCGGCGTCGCTCGGGGAGAATGAGGGGCCAGCAGAGACGGGGTCCAGTTTGACGCGCCGGCGAGATCCCAACGGGTCAATGCCGCGCGCCACGCCCGGCAGTGCCGCCCGCCAGGCGCTCCGTAGACTCGAAATGGGCCCATAGGTCCCAGATGAGCCTGTCCGACGAAAAACAAAGAAGGGTGAAGCTGGTGATCCTCTCAGCGCAATCGATCAGAGCCCGTCATTTCAAGCGCCCCCTGGTTAAGCCGTTCCACGAGAACGGCTTGGCGCACGGGATGAGCTTCGGGCTCGACGCCTCGGGCTACGTCGTGCGCTGCGATCAGCCGGTCGTCGTCGAGCCGCTCGGCTACGCGCTGGGCGTCACGCTCGAATGGCTCGATATCCCGACCGACCTCAGCGGCCGCCTGATCGACAAATCGACCTGGTCGCGGCTCGGCATGATCGTCGGCCTCGGCTCGCTCAAGCCGGGATGGTCCGGGCACCTCACGCTGGAGCTGTTCAACTTCAGCGGCAAGCGCATCGAGATCAAGTCCGGGACCCCGATCGTCGAGATCCAGTTCGAGGTGCTCGATAAGCCGACGATCCTGCCCTACAAGGGGCGCTACAACGAGCAGCCTCGCGTACCGGTGCAGGCGATCCTCAAGGATCAGCCGCGATCACCGGTGACGTTGCGCCACGCTGGCGGCGCCAGCCCGCGCGGGCTCGAGCTCGGAATGAGAAAGCCGCAGGTCGTCACGGTGGCTCAACCGCACATCATTGGAGTCCCGGATGGGCATCAAGGTCGTCGGCCGAGGTGACGGGATCGTCGTCCGCGTCATCGAGATGGACACCGGCTCGCCGGCCAGGCCATGGATCGTCTTCAAGTCCGACGACGCCGGCATCTGGCCGATCGAGAGCCACAAGAGCGAAGCGTCGGCCCAGGCCAGCGCCGACGCGCTCGACCGCGAGGAGGACGAGCGCTGCGCGGCAAGCAACGCGCGCCGCAAGCGACAGCGCAAACGCCAGATCGAGCGCTACCATTTCGACGAATATTTCGTCCGGCACCGCGAGGATCCGGACGCGCCGCTGCTCTAAGCGGATGGAGCGGGAGGGCAGCCTGAGATGCGGAAGTGGATGGTTGGAGACCGGGTCGTCACGCCATCCGGCGTGGGACACATTGTCGAGATCATCGAAGACACCGCCGACGTGCGCATGCTGACGCCGAACAACGAACCGTCCGTCATGATCTCCGCCTGCTGGCTTCGGGACCTGAAGGACGGCAGCAACGTCCTGCCGCAGCCGCGCTCCAAGGCATGGTGGCGCAAGGCCAACAGCTTCATCGGCGAGATGCAGGCAGCCGCCCACGAACTGCTGAGCGACAGCTGAGCGACAGGCCCACAAATGGAAAAGGCCCCACGCCCGAAAACGGGAGGGCGTGAGGCCAAGTGTTCTCCGTCTGGGGAGAGCGGAGAATTCAGGTTGTGAGTTCGGTTTCGCCGGCGCGATGCTTGCGCTTGCCGTAGCGCGACAGCAGGCCGGCCACCATGCCGGGCGTATGCGCCCTGCCCGTCTCCTCGGTCAGGTGCGCGGCAATCTCCCGGTAGCCGATGTGGAGGTTGCCGGCTGCGGTCTCACGCTCGATGAACGCGAGCGCGAGCTGCCTGCGCTCCTCGTGCGTCAATTCGCACGCCAATTCGTGCGCCATGATCGTCACCAGATTTCGAAAACGTGGGGCCTGCCCCTTCAGGGCACGATCGCGATCTCGCGGATCACGGCGATCACCAGCGCGGCGATGCACGCCGCACGGAATGCGACTGCCGGCATGTCGTTCGGCAACAGGATGCGGCCGAGCCAGCCGTCGCCCAGCGTCCTGCTGCGCCAGGCCATCAGCCGTGCCCAAGCAGTCTGAAGATGCCGAGCAGTTCCTTGACGACGCCGAGACTCTCGAAGCTGAGGCTTCCGCTTGCCGCGAGGTACACGAGCACCGGCACGGCGACGGTCTGCAGCACCTTTCGCACCCACTGCTTGAACACCTGCCAGCGGTGGAACGACTCCAGCACCGGCCCCAGCTTCGCCAGCGTCTCCCCGTCGACGCCCTCGAGCGCGGCCAGGCGCTGCTCCATTCGGCTTTGCCATGCGCTCAGGTCCTGCGCCTGGTAGCGCAAGCTCAGCTCGATTGTCGCCAGGCGTTCCCTGATCTCGCCGATGATTCCGCCGCTTCCGTTCGGCAGGCTGAACCCGTCCGTGGCCGGTGGCGGCGGCCGCTTGCGTATGCGCGCCATGCAGCATCCTTCTTCTCCCCAATGGAGCAGCGCTCCAAATCGTCCCGTTGCAAATGAGGTGAAACAAACGTGCGGGCGGCGCCCGGGATCATCGCGATCGCCGGCCGCCGAAAATCATTTGGCCGACTTGGCCAGCTTCGCAGCGGCGGCCTGGCGGGCGCGGACGGCCTTGACGAGCGCCCGGAACCGCGCGTGATGCTCGAAAGCCTGGTCGCGCCAGCAGCTGTTGCTGGCGAGGAGATCGGCCACGCCGACGGTGTCGTCGCTCCTGTCGGCCGACGCGCCGTCGCAGTCGAGGACGCCCGTATCGGCCGTCAGCTTCGCGGGTACGTTGCGCAGCGAGACAGGGTGAACCACCACGCTGGGCTTACTGCTGCACCCGGCGCACACGCACAATAGGAATGCGGCACCGAGTGCAAGCGTCGGAGATCGGCGCATCGAGGGTCTTCCTGATGTTGTTGGTCATCATGGCATCGGCAATCTCGGCATCGAGCGCGGCGATCGCCGCGGCGTCGGCCGCGTCGACGTCGATGTTGGCGTCCTTGATGAGGGTCTGGACCGCGAGCCGCTTGGTCTTGAGCTCGGAGATCCACCACTGATCGCGCTTCCTGGCGGCATCCCAGCGCGCGAGCGGCACGGCTGCGACCGCGAGAACGAGCGCAATGACGGTGACCCAGAACAGCAGTCGCGACCACGGCGACGCGGAGACGTTCACGGCGATCATGGCTGCATCGGCCCGGTCGTCATCCCTGCGACCAGGCCGGCGGTCCGGGAAGGAAGCGAACTCGCGCGTCAGCTTTGCGGACGCGCTGAGGCCGAGCATGTGGCGGATGGCATGGATGAGCCTGATGGCCCAGGTCCTCAAGAACAGCATGGGGGTATCCCCTTATGCGGACTGTGCAGGGATGGCGGTGCCGAGCACGGCGCCGGCGCGGATATCCTTGACCTTGGCTTTGAGACCGAAGCTCGCGCGACGCGCGATGACCCAGCCGGCCGAGGCAATAATCGCGAGGCCGATCAGAAGCAGCACATGCGGGCTCGCGAGGCCCGCGGGGAGGTCCAGCTTGGCCAGGAACGCAGCGAGCTTGCCGGCATTGGTCGTCACGACGTCGAGGAGGTCGATACCGGCTGCCTGGCTGGTCACGTCGATGCCGAAGAACGCCAGCACGGTGCGGTAGATCGCCCTGCCCCACGAGCCGATGCTGGCGAACATGCTCGCGGCCTCCGAGCGCTGAACGGCCTCCGCCGGCGTGATCAGCGCCCTTGGCCCCATGTCACGGGGCTTGGCCACGATCAGCGCCGCCCAGACCGCGGGGTCGACCTCGGTGTCGAGCGGCAGCGGCGGGTTATGGCGCGGGTCGGCCTTGAAGGCCAGCAGCGCCTCGACGGTGCGCGGCCCGAAGTCGCCGTCGATGTCGCCGGTCCAGTAGCCCAGCCGCGACAGCTCGGTCTGCAAGCCCTTGACGGCCGCACCGACATCGCCGGGCCGCAGATGCTCGGCGATATAGGTGGCAGCCGGCGAGACCGGCGCCGGGGCTGGCGCGCCCGGAACTGGCGCCGGTGCAACTGGCGCAGCTGGAACGGCCGCCGCAACAGCGACCGACGCGCCGGGAACCGCTACCGACATGGCGATAGCGGCTGCCTGAGCGGATGTCTGTGCAGCGGGCGCCGTCTTGCCGGCAGGCACGGCAGCGACCGGCACCTCGACGGCCGCCGGCGGCGCCAGCGCGGGATCGATGACGGTGGGGATCTCCCACCATTGCTTCTTGGCCTTGGCGAGATAGGCCTCGACCACGTCGATGCCGTTGTAGCCGCCGTTGATCAGGCGGCGCACCATGCGCGCATTATCCTGGCGCGCATAGGTGCCGCATCCCTTCTCGCGCCACTCCCAGCCGGCGGCGCGCAGGCCGTTGACCGGGTCCTCGAGCAGCTCCGGCTTGGCGACCAGGTCGACGCCGATGTGCCTGCCGACGGCCGCGTACGCGGACTTGCCCGTCGTCTGCAGATTGGAGCGGCCCTTGAAGCGCCAGCCGTCCCCGATCCTGGTGTTGCCGAGCTCGGCGGCCTTCTTCGGATTGCCGAGCCCGTAGACGCGCTCGAACAGCTCCATCTCGCGCTTCGGCATCGCCATCGCGGCGAACACGCGCGCCTCGGCCTCGGTCACCTTGGCCGAGTGCCTGCCGACGCCGAAGACCTCCATGATGCGCGGAGCGGTATAGGCGCCGCTCTCCGCAACGATGGTAAAGCCGCCGGTCTCCTCGGCGATATTGGCGATGAAGTGGCAGACGTCGCGGCCGGTCTCGATGCCGAACTCGGCCATGGCAGCGTGGCCGGCAGGAGAGACGATCGCGTCCACGTAGGCGTCCCAGATCCTGGCCTTGGCGGCCTGGCTGGGGCGCGGAGCGACCTTCTTCAGCTGGTCCTTGGTGATCGGCATGGAATGACCTTGGGTCCGGCCGTCACGGCACGTCGGACACGGGCATGAGCGACACGGTTGCCGACAGGCCGGAATGGTCGTGCGGCCTCAGCCAGACGCTCTCGCCGGCGCCGACGTTGTATTCCTCGGCATACATGTCGGTGAGGGCGTCCGGGCCCATCACCGCATAGCCGTCCGCGTCGATCGGCTCAGCCACCTGGACGGCTATGCGCACGGGCACCGAAGTCGACAGGTTCTGGATGCGCACGGCCTTGGGGCCGGTCGGATCGTGCTGCGTCCACACGCCGGGCGGCGCAGTAATCTGCGTTGCGGCAGCCATTCTCGTTTCTCCGGGGATCTCACCACGCTAGACTGCGTGGCCGGCTTCGCAAAGCGCTCCGGCCACGCCAGTCTTCGACGACGAAAGGAAATATCGGCGGGCGTCACTTGCGGGCCACTCTGTGGTGGCCACGCCAGACCACGCCAGGGCCACGCCAGGGCCACGCCGGGAGGGGCAGCGCCAGCGCTTGAGATCAGGCCTTGCGCTTGCCGACGATGAGGTTGACCGCGCGCCGCCCGAGTTCGAGCGCGCCGGCGATCGCCCGGCCGACGAGCATGCCAACGCAGGCGATGGATACCAGCATGGCCGGCCAGGCGAGGAAGCAGACGATGGAGCCGACATGCGTCCAGGCGATATCGGCCGAGCCCATCAGCACGAGATGCATGAGCCCGCCGATGGCGAGGTAGAACGATACGAGCAGCAGGATCGCTGCGCATATCATGAGCGCGCGCGCCACGTCCTTCTGCGCCTGCTCGTCGAACTGAGGCTGGTCGCTCATGGCTGCGCGCCCAGATCGGCCTGGCCGCTGTCCGCAGCCGCGCTGCGCCTGCGACCGCGCGCGGCCTTCTGCGTGGCCTCGGTGAGGCTGCCGCCGGCGCCGTTCTCCTGCGCGCCGGCCTTGCGCCGACGCGGCCGCCGGCTCTCCAGCGCCACGACGCGCGCCGGCTCCGGCTCGAAAACGGCCGCGGCGCGGGCTGCGGCGATCTCCGCACGCGTGCGGCGCTTGCGCGGCTGCTTGTCCTTGGAGCCCTTCGGGCGGCCGCGCTTGCGGACCGGAACGATCACGTCAGTCATGCTGGTGTCCTCTCTGGAAGTGGAACGCTTGGGCAGGGCGACGGCGATGGCGGTGCGCACCCAGTTGCCCGCCGAGCGCAGCGCCGCGGCGACGCCGGGCTTTGCGCCGGCGCCGAGCCTCGCCGATGCGGTCTCTTTGGCGGCGCGGCGCCGGCCTGGCGTGTTGCGGGCTGCAGGCTTGCGCTTGCGGCGCGCCTGGCCGGTGCCTGTGTCGGATTTTTTCATCGGGGTTGCTCCAATGGCGGCTGGTTTTCTGGGTTGAACTGGATCATGGCACCCTGGATCATGGCACCCTGGATCAAGGGGCTGGGGCATCCGGGCGACCGCCGGTGACGCCGGGTCCCGGCGCGATCGGTCCCTTCTGTGCGACGCCGACCGAGCCGGCCGAGCGGTCGGAATTCGGCTTCTCGCACTCGATCTTGGTGGTGAAGACGTTGCTGCCGGAAAGGTTGTGCGTGATGCGCTTGGCGCGCCATACGCCGTTGAGGCCCGAGCGCACGGCCATCACAACGACCGGCGCCTCCGTTGTGATGTTTGGGTTGCCGATGATCGTCACCGACATCTGGGCGCGCGAGCGGCGCGAGCTGTTGGCCCTGGCGCCGGCGCGGCGGCGCGCCTCGCGGCTGGTCGAGGACTGATAGCGCGTCTGCGAGCTGCCAGCGCGGCCGCCGGCCTGGGCATCACTGCGCTGCTCGCGCGCATGATCGCGGTCCCACCAGCGGGAGCGGCCTTGCTTGTGCCGCGGCCGGCCGAGGACCTCGCAGCTGTAGTCGATGAGGTTGCCAAAGGTGACGACGATCGCGCCCATCTGCTGACCGGTCGCGCTCTGCAGCGTGCCCTTCTCGACGAACAGCACGCGCCCGTCGGCCACCTTGAAGGTGGCATCGTAGCGATTGGCGAGCCGCGTCAGAAAATGCAGCGCGCTCTCCTCGCTCTGGGCCTCGAAGTCGATGACATGGCCGGCCAGCGCCGGGCTTACCATCGCGCTCAGGGAGTGACGGCCCGCTACGTCGTCGACAATCTCGCGCAGCGTCTTGTTGGTGTAGCTGTGGTAGTCGATTTCCTTGAAGGCGCTCTGGACATCGACGGCCTTGGCGATCAACCGCACGTGATAGGGCGGGCCGGTGACCCGCATGCTGTCGACCTTGTAGCTGCCCTTCGCGACCAGGCCGGTCTCGGCATAGCCGATCGACGGTGTGAGGATCGCGGACTCCTCCGGGATCGGCACCGCAAAGTCGCGGTCGTCGAGGGTGACATCGAGCTCGTCGGAGCGGCCGCCGTCGCGGTCCCTCAGCCACAGCTCGACAATACGCTCGGACGCGGCAGGCGAGAGCCCGCCGATGACGGCCACGGGTTGCATGGTTTTGGGGGAGCGGCGCTGTGGGAAGTGCAGTAACTATGCAGACAAAAATCGCGCAAGACAAGCCGGGAGATCTCCGATCCCGTCTTGCAGAGATGGATTATGTCGCACGCTGTGCTGCCGTTGCAACGTTCAAAGACGTTAATCCCAGAGCTGGATCATCCTGGGCTGGCTCGACAGCTTCGGAAGGACGGGGAGCAGCACCAGTTGCGCTGCGCTCAGGACCTCTGGCTCGGAGGAGAGCGCATGCGCCTCGTCATGGCGATTGGCGGCGAGCATCGCCTCCACCGATCCATTGGAGTAGCCGTAGTAGCGCCAGGCGATGAGATCGATCATGTCGTCGGCAAGAGTGACGTAGAGCTTTCCCGATGCCATGGTCTCACTCCGGAATCACGACGCCGGCGTCGATGCGGTTGCCGGGGTCCTGGCTCACTCCGCCGCCGAGCGCGTTGCTGATGACCGTGTCGTCGGTACCGAGCGCCGCGCCGGGCGAACCGAAGCTCATGGAATCCTGGCCGTAGTGCACGAGGTCGATCGTGAACTCGACCTTGCGCGGGTAGCCGTTCGGCAGATAGTGGGTCTGCGTGTCCTTCACGTCGTGGATGCACCAGATGCCGGCATAGCGGCCGTAGCCAGTGACGAATGTCAGCGGCTTGCCGGCGATGGCCGCGGTGCGCATCAGCTCGAAGGCCTCGAAGCTCCCGAACTGCGGCGGGTAGATGGTGCCCTTCAAGGTAACGCGCTCGACGCCGGGGCCCAGGTACTGGTGCGCGACGCGCCGGCCGAGCCGCTTGGCGCCGTCCCACCGGAACTCGAAGTCGCGGTCGAGCCCGGTCTGCGGCAGGTCTGCGACGCCGAAGACGAACTGCTGGGCGGCGCTGAGAAGCGATTGGGCGAACTGGTCGCCGAGCCGTTCCGCAACGAGACCAGGCAGGTCGTCTATTTCCATGCCGCGGTTGAAGTCGGCGATCGACGGCAGCGCGTCGAAGCGCGACTCCGCGCCGGAGACGAAATCCTCATCGGCGCCGAGCGCCACCAGGATGTTGGCCATACCGTTTCCGCTCTATGTCGCCCGGTGCGTTACCGGGCGCTTTCGATGGCGCCGTCATGCAGACCGCCGTCGATCGCACCGGCGACCGCGCCGGGCTTGCCGGCGACGCCGGCGAGCTTCGCCGCCGCGGTCGCAAGCGCAGCCGCCGCCTCGTTCAGCGCACTGGCGACGTTGCGGCCGCCCTCGCGGATCTGATCGGCAGACTCCTGCGCAGCCAGGCCCTGTATCCGGCGCCACATCTCACCGCCGGACATGAGGGTCTGCGGAGCGCCAAGCAGGCTCTCCGTACCGGGAGCGACTGGCGGTGGCGCTTCGGTGCTGAAGCCCAAGAGCTTGCCAAGGGCGCTGTTGGAGATCCACTCATTGGCGCCAGCGAACAGGGACTTGATCTCTTCAAGGTGCGTGATGACCAGAGCGAGCACGATAACGAGCAGGGTCGCCCAGCCGATCGGACCGAGGCCCATGAGCGTGGGCCCCATCGTCATCAGGCCGGCCAGGGCGGTGACTCCGGGCCTCAGAAATCCCGTAAGGCCGCCGGTTGCCATGCCGGTCATGAACTGTCTGAGTCCAGCCATGGCTCCGGCACCGGCGACGGTACCGAACATGAGCCGCCATCCGCCGCGCAGGATGGTCCAGGCAATCGGGATTCCGCTCAGTCGCCAGAGCAGGCCGATGAGGCCGCGGATGATCCAGAGACCCCCGCCGAGGGCGGCAATCGCGGCGGAGAACGCGAGAAAACCGGCCCCCAGCCTTTCAAGAAATGGAGCCAGGACCGGATGGCGCTCGCGGAAGCCTTCCAGCGTCGCCGACAGATAGTCGATCGCATCTGCGAGCTTTTCGAGCCCCGTCGCCAGGTAGCCGCCGATGTAGCGGCCCCATTCCTGCGCTCGGGTTCCGAGCCGTAGAATGCTGTCCTCGTCGGCATCGCCGAAGATCACGCGCATGAGGCGATCCCAGGCTTGTCCGAAGCGGGCCCGCGCGGACGAGGTTTCCGCATCAACGCCGCTGAAGAAGCCGCTGAACAGCGCTTTCACGCCCTTCATGCCCAGCGCATAGAACATGAGCGCGAGCACGCCGATGCCGCCCCAGAAGCCGAACACCAGCGACGCGCCGAAGCGGTCGATCAGGCCCTGGAACAAGGGAACCATCAGGATGTTGAGCAGCGTCGCGGCCACCTGCAGGGCACCGACCAGCATGCCGACGATGAACAGGGCGGAACGCAGCACCATCAGGATGAGCAGGAAGCCGGTGGCGCCGTGCGTACCGACGGCCCACGCCGAGAACGCGCTGAAGGCGGCGAGAAGCGTCTTGGCCCAGGCGCCGAGGCCCTCGCCCCAGGTGCCGCGGAACATCAGCCGGTTCTTGAAGTCGTCCCACCATCCGACCAGGCCGCGCAGCGCCGGCACCGCCTGCATCAGGTAGCCGACGAGCTCGCCCATGCCGTTCTTGAAGCGCTCGAACGCGGCAGGATCGCCGCCGGCGCCGAACAGGAACATCAGCGTCTCAAGGAGATCGCCGCCGATGCGCCCAAGGAGCCCGAACAGTGTCCCAATATCGCCGGTCCACGCGCTGAATCCCGTGAACAGGTTGTTGAGGCCGGGGAACAGCACCGTGAGCCGCTCGAAGAAGCTGCGGATGGCCGCGAGCACCGGCTCGATATAGCCCTTGATGTCGCCCCAATACTGGTAGCCCAGGAAGCCGGCGCCGCCGATCAGGCCGAGCTTGGCGAGGAAGCCGAAGATGCCGCCGAAGGCGCCGCCGATGCCGAGCAGAGTCGACAAGCCGGGCATCACGCGCAGCAGCGTGACGGCCCCCATGCCGGCGTGCCAGAACGCGGTGGCGATGCCGGCCCACAGGAAGCGGACGATGGCGAGCGCGCCGAGACCGGTCACGATTCCGAAGAAGGTCTTGGCGATAAGGTCGAAGGGCCCACGATTGGCCTGGGCCAGCTCGGTGATGTTCACCAGGCCGGCGGTGATGAGCCCGAAGAACTTGGACACCGGGCCGAGCGCGCCGCCTTCGGTGAACAGGAGCAGGAAGTTGCGCGCCTCATGCGTCAGGCGCATGAACCGGTACGTCAGCATCTCGGCGGCCGCCGCGGCGTCCTGCCCGATGATGCCGCGCGCATTGCGGAGCCGGTGGTTCCACTGCTCGACAAAGGACTGCTCGACGTAGACGTTCTCGCCGCGCTTGCGGCGCTCCTCGTCGACATCCATCAGCCGATTGTATTCCTCGAGCAGCGGGCGGATGGCGCGCAGCTCCTGATGGGCGTTGAAGTACTTGGTGAGGATCGACTGGTCGCCAGGATTGAGCTTCTGGACCATGCGCATGAAGCGCAGTGAGGCAAGCACCGGATCGACGCCGCGCTCCTCCATGTCCTGCAGGTAGCGGCTCCAGTTGAAGGTCCGGTTCTGCCGCTCGGAGCCCCGCCCCGTCCCGCGCGTCAGCATGTTCGTGCGCCGATCGACGTAGCGGCCGACGTCGCCGAGCTGGTACAACTGCCAGTCCGGCAGCTGCGCCAGCCTGGAAAAATCGGTGTACTTGCGGGCATGCAGCTCGAACTCCTGCAGACCCGTCTTCTGGATCATATAGTCGAGGGCATAGGCCGTCGTCTCGGCATCCGGGTTGGCGCGGTGCGCGATCTGCAGGTAGCCCATCAGGGCCGCGGTCAGGTCGAGGCCGAACTCGTTGTTGAGCCGCGCCCATTGCTGGTCGAGTTCGCTCCCCGTCAGGCCCTTGTCGATCAGGCTCTGGCGCAGGATGGTGCGGCGCGAACCCATGAGCTGGCTCATGGCGGAGGCCAGCCGCGGGAAGTGCTGGGCGCTGTCCTTGAGCTCGAAGCCGCCGATCTTGCCGCCCATGTGCATGATGTCGAAGTAGCGCTCCGCGGAGCTCGACAGCACGCCAAGGTTTTGGAACGAGACGATGAAGGACCGCGTCAGCGACTGCACGTCGGCACCGGACGCGGTGGCGGCGATACCGATCGCGCGCAATGCCTCCAGGATCTGGCTGCGGTTGAGCTCCGAGCCGCTCCGGCCGACGATGGTGGTGTAGGCCTCCTGCAAGTCCTGCGCCGACTGGTTGGTGACCCGCGACAGGTTCACGAACTCCTGCGTCTGTTCGCGCAGGAGCTTGTTCATCTCCTCCATGCCCTCGGGCGTCAGCTGTGGGCGCCCGCCGGCGCGCGTATAGGCGCTGCGCCCCGTCATGGCCTGGAAGCGCTTGTCCCATTCGTCGATCTGCAGCAGCCGCAGGGAGCCCAGCTGGAAGCTCGCCGCGTCGGCGAGCGGCCCGGCCAGCGTGAACAGGCCGACGGCCGCCCGCAGCGCGCGGCCGCGCGCGACGCGCATGCGCTCGGCGGCGCGCTCCGCGCGCTGGGCCAGGTGATCGTAGGACTGCGCCAGGCGCGCCATGACGCCCTGCTGGCGCTGCGCCTCCCCCGACGCCTGCCCGATCGAGGTGCGCAGCTGGTTCATGGCCGAGATCGGCCGCTGCACCTGGTTGGTGAGATTGTCCAGCAGGCGCAGCTGAACGCTCACGTCGAAATTGCCGGGGCCGGCCATTGATCAGTCCCTGGAGCTTTCTTGTTCGCTCTGTGTTCACGGTGTCAGGGCGAGGGGGGCATGCTACTCGAAGCAGCTGAGGCTGTGCCTCAAAAGGTTTGAGGTGATGACAGTGCCGACTGATCAGGCAGCGTCCGCGGAGCGGATCAATCGCAGGCCAGGCCTCGCGCGGGCCATCGTGGTCGTAGGACTGCCAATAGGTACTGGCTGTGCAGTGTCTGGCGCCGCAAGCGATTCGCCCGGGCTTCTGATCACCGGCATCGGCATTCTGCTCTATGCGGCGCTTGTCTCATTCATGCTGGCGCGCGGCGAGACGCCGGAGCAGGCGAGGCAGCGTGAGGAACGACGCCAGCGTCGTCTGGAGCGCAAAGCATCCGAAGCGGTGGAAAGCCCAAAGATTTGCGGCACATGCCACTTTGCTCATAGAGAGCTGCTGGGAGACCTGCGCTGCCGCCTCAATCCGCCAGCCATCGATAGATGGAGGCGCAGCACCTTCCCGAAGGTCGGCTTTTTCCATTGGTGCGGCCAATGGCGACCTTGGAAGTGATCAGCGCACAAATCAGTTTCTTGAAGGAGTGACGGCGTCGGCCTAAATTAGGCGGACCGCGGACGGTGTTAGCACCACCGGCCGCGGCCCTAACCCAAGCCAATGGAGGCACCAATGGCCCAGGCTGACGATTCGTCTACCACAAACTCATCGCTCGCTGCACTGCTGATGGAGGCCGGCGTTCCCAAGGCGCGGATCACGCAGCGGCTCGCCACCTACCGCATCGCCGTGCTGAGCAGCGTGCCGGCCGCCTTCTTCTCAACACGGTACCTGAAAGACACCGCAGGGAAGCGCTTTCAGTCAGCGTTGATGGACCTTGTTATCGCCGGACGACTGAGGGTCCAGGACGACGACGATGGACTCATCTTCTACGAGCCGTTGCCGCATGGGCGGGCGTTCTTCATCGAACGCATGGGCAAGCGGTGAAATCCACAAGAAATGGAGACCTTGCATCCGATGCTGGCAAATCCCCGCCACCTTGCCTTTTCCAATCAACCCTGAGAGGATGGGTAAATGACGACCATTGAAGATCTCGACCGGCGCGTCACCACACTCGAGCGCGCCCAGAACGATACCACCGAAACACTGCGCTGGGTGGTTGCCAAGCTCGGACGCGTCTCCGCGGTACAGGACGAGCATACCCTGCGACTGGAACGGATCGAGACGACGCTGGCTGATCACACCCGGACGCTGTCTGCGCTGCCTCGCGCCATTGCCGAGCAGATCGCCGAACAGATCCAGGTGGGCGAGAAGCGCTTGTTGGCAGCCGTTGCCGAGCAGACCCAGGCGAGCGAGAAACGCCTGCTGGCGGCCATCGGCAAGAGCTGAATACGTCAGCCCGCGCCTGAAACGCAAAAAGCGGGGCCCCTGATCCAACGATCAGAGACCCCGCTTCTGGGTGCCGGCCCGGTCATCGCCTGGCTTCCGCCTTTCGCCGCTCTTCCTCGTAGGCATCGGTTTCCGCCTTCGCGCGCCGCAGCACCTCGCTGTGATAGAGGACAATCACCTCCCAGCTCATGTCCTCGATATCGCGGCGCGTCCACCTGAGGTACTTGGACCCCAGATCGCTCACGATTGAGACGAAAGAGCCGACAGCTTGTCCCTCAGGACCTGGGGGAAAAAATCCATGACCGCATTGGTGAGCTTCATACCGTCGAAGAAGTCGAGCTCGAGCATGAAGTCGAGCGGCACGCCGGCGCAGGCAGCCACCATCGCCGAGTTGGCCGACAGCTTCTTGGACGTGACCAGGGGATGGGCGAGATACTCCTCGAACGCGCCCCACTTGGGCCGGCGCAGCGTCACGCTGGTGCGGATCGAGCCGTCGCTGCACTCAACGGGGATCTCCAGCTCGATCACCTCGACACGCTGCTGCGGCGAGCCGGTGGCGGCTGCCATGGCCGGCACTGACGCAGCCGAAGCCATGCTGCCCTGCTGGCCGTCCTGGCCGACCGGCCCCGGCTGATAGTCGCGGGGGTCGAGCCTGTTGGAGGCGATGCCCCGCTCCTCCTCCAGCCGGCGCTGCTCGGAGAACGGCATGTTGCCGGGGATCTCGAGCGACGCTGCGGGCTGACGGCCATGAGCGAGGTCGGGACGCGCCGGCGTATTGCGGGCGCGCTCGGCGATCTCGCGGGGCGACATGACATAGCCGGAGCCCCGCTCCTGCGGGGTGACCGGTGGTCGGCGAGGCGAGGCGGAATCGATCGAACGGTCCATGGTGGCGGCTTCCTTTTTTGGTTGGGGGCAGGCAAGAAGGTGCCGTCCGCAACTGCCGGGAATTCTCCGGCAGTTGCGTCAGGTCACTGGACGGCGGTCGTGAGACCCAGGCTGATGCGCGCGTCCGTCAGCTGGTCGACGCCATCGACGATGCGGTGGAAGTTGAGCGGGTCGAACCGGTAGATCAGCCGGTCATTGTGGTACTCCTCGTAGAAGTCCACCGCGCACTTGACGTTGATCTCCGACCGGGTGCCTGGCTTCCAGTTGTCGGCCACGCGCTCTTTGAGGCGTGCATCCATATTGATCAGAACGCGGCCGATCTGCGGGTTGGAGTCCTGGCCCTGGAAGTGGCCGCGGAACACCAGCGGGGTGCGCTGCTGCAGGGCCAGCTGGCCGAAGCGGGTGAAGGCGCCGGGGTCCCAGGAGTAGAGCTTGAACTCCACTTCCATCTTCTCCATGCCGAGATCGACCTCGAGCGGCATGTCCATGCCGCCGCCGCGGAACTCGTCCATCTTCAGCTTGACGTCGGGAACCTTGAGCTCGCACACCTCGCCCATGTAGGCGACGCGATTGAACCAGACCGAGAAGTAGCGAAGAATGTTGTTCATCTGCGCCATGCGGGAAACTCCACAAACGAATGGCGCTCCGCCGACGGATGGCCGGCGGGCGCTGGACTAAAGGGCGGTTGACTTGGGGGCGGCTCGACAACCGCCGCTCAGCCGGAGCTGAGCGGCGTTCCGGGATCGGCGCGTCAGCCGACGCTCAGCTCACGAATGACCTCCTCGAGCAGCACGTCGTAGTAGGCGACGTTGCGCTGCGCGTTGAAGGTCAGGCGCTCGATCGGCGCCGGCGGCTCGAAGTCGAAGGAGATGGTGAGGTGGCCCGAGGCCAGCTCCTCCTTGGTGTTGAGGTGCCGGTCGAGCCAGGCATCGCCGCCGAGCGTGGCGCCGCGCTGGGCCAGCAGGCGCAGGTAGGCGCGCACGTCGCGCACGGCCTCCTCGAGCAGGGCTGGCGAGATCGGCTTGTCGAGCAGCCACACGAAGGCGTCGATGATCGACTCATAGATCATGTCCGCCGTGCGGCGCACGTTGTAGAAGACCCAGAGCGGATCGGACGCCGTCGAGCGCACGCCGGAGAAGCGGAAGCCGCCGCTGGTGGTCGTGGCCATGCGCACGACCGTGGTGACGCGGTTCTCGTTGAGGTAGTTGGCTTCCGTGTCGGGGTTGTCGGGCTCCCAGGTGATGGGGCGCGACATGCCGCCGACCATCGGCAGGACGACGTTGGAGAACGGGTACCAGAAGCCGTTCTCGTTATCGACCTTGGCCTGCAGCGCGACGGCAAGCGGCGAGCCGGGCCGCGCCACGTAGTCGTTGATCTCGCTCGACCACACCAGCGGGTAGGGATCGAGGATGATGACGCGGTCGGACCCGTAATCCTTGGCGAAGTTCACCGCATCCTGGTCGGTGGTGTTGGGGCCGTCGATGAAGGCAATGCCGCGCAGGCGCAGCGCGGCCGCCTCCAGCGCCTTGCCGACCGGGTTGGCCGACAGGCCTGGCACCGCGGTCAGGGCCGCGCCGTAGCCGACACCCTCGGACGTGACGCGCACGGTGAACTTGTCGCCCACCTCGAAGTCCGGAGTGCCATCGGCGATCGTGAAGTTGATCTGGGTGGTGTAGGCCACACCGACCGTGGCATCGGCCAGCACGGTGCCGCCGGGGTCCTTGACCTCGAACGTGCCCCCGCCCGGCGACGCAGTCTTGCAGGTGACGGTATAGTCGCCGAGCTGCACGCCTGGACCCCAGGCCGGGGTGGCGAGCGTCATGGCGCCCTGGCCGACATTGGTGGCCTCGGCGAAGCGGCGCACGAACGTGGGGTTGAACACCACGTTGAGCGTGAACTTGTCGCCGACCTGGAAGTCGTTGGTGCCGTCGGCGATCGTGAACTTGACGACGCCGGTGTAGGGCACAGCGACGGTCGCCGGCGACAGCACGGTGCCGTCTGGGTCCTTGACCTCGAAGGTGCCGGCGTTGAGCGCGGCCGCGGTGCAGGTGAGTGTGTAGGCACCTGGCTTGATGCCGGGCGCGTAGGACGGGTCGGCGATCGTCAGCACGCCGTCGCCGACATTGGCCGCACCGACCACGGCGGTCACGACCGGGGTCGCGCTGGCAGCCACTACCTCGGGCGCCGAGGTGTAGCCGTGGCCGGGGTTGGTGACGACGCCGGCGTTGACCGTGCCGTTGAGGATGGAGGCGACCGCATCGAAGCCGAAGCCGCCACCGCCGCCCGTCATGTAGAGCTTGGGCGGCCGGCCCGGATCGTAGGCCTGCCCGCCGCTGTTGACGGTCAGCGACTGGATGCCGTTGTTCGGGCGCGAGCCGGTGAAGCCCGGAGCGCACAGCAGGCGCGGCTTGACCGACAGTTTCTGGTTGGCGGTGAGCAGCGCCCACACGCCGGTCTTGGTGACCGGATCGCCGATCACGTTGGAGAGCGTCTGCGCGTCGGTGGCGCCTTCCTCGACGCGCACGACCACGACGGTCGCGCCGATGATCGAGTACATGTCGGCGAGCGCCTGGCGCAGGGTGCCGGTGGCACCCAGCAGCGCGGCCTTGCTCTGGTCGCCGATCAGCAGGACCGGTTCGTTGGTGGGGAAGACGTCGATATCGGCATTGGGCGCGGTGCCAACGATGCCGATGATCGACGACTTGACCGTCTGGATCGGGCGGGTACCGTTGTTGATCTCAATGACTTCGATGCCATGCAGGTAACGCGATGCAGCGGCCATTTGGCGTGGCTCCTACTCGGGGACAAAAAACTGGAGGTGGGGGGGTGGATGGGGGTGGTGCGCGCGCCCGGCGGAGAGCGCCCGGCGGAGAGCGCCTGTGGCGCCCGCGCAACAATGCTGGCTAGCCGCCAGTCTTGCGGTTTTCGCGCGATGATGGATGTGCTAGAAGCGGTGCTCTATTAACGGAAAACGGTAATAGGAGCTGGGACGTGCGGGTATTCTTGGCAATGCTCGTGGCGGCGCTCTTGACAGGGCCTGCCTCAGCTGACGGACCATCCAGGTGGACGGGGTTCTATGCGGGCCTGCATGCCGGCTACGGATGGGGCAAGCACGAGGGAACCGGGGTCTACAGCTGGACCGACAACAACGGCGATCACGCGCTCAACGTGCTCGATCCCGAGACCGGCCACATCAATCTTCAGGGTGCGACCGGCGGCGGGCAGCTCGGCTTCAATATCCAGTCAGGAGCGCTGGTTTACGGCCTGGAAGTTGACGGATCCTGGAGCGGGCTCAGCGGCGACAAGACGTTCATTTCCGATGATGGCAACGACGGCAGCACCGACTACACTTGGCGCATCAAAACTGATGTCGACTGGCTGGCGAGCGTGCGTGGCCGGATCGGCGGTCTTCTGACGCCCACCTTCCTCGTCTACGGGACCGGAGGCGTCGCCTTTGCTGGCGTCAATTCCGACGAGACCGTGGTCGGCTTCCCGCCGCAGGCTCTCAATCACGAGACGACCGTCCTGGCGTCTTCCAACCAGAACGTCGTCGGGTGGACCGCAGGCGTCGGAGCCGAGTGGCTCATAAGTCCGAACTGGACGGTTCAGGCCGCTTGGCACTACTACCGCTTCGACGACGTCGACTCGCACTTCAAGGGGACGGCCTATCCGACCAAGGCGCCCTGCGCTGGTGCGCCATCACCGAACTGTTCGTTCGCCTACGACCAGGACAGCTTCCCTGGCAGCCTGGAGATCAACACGTTCCGGGTGGGCATAAACTACAAGTTCGGCGGCAACTGATCCAGCAGATTTGCGGGCTAACCGATTCGTCTCGACTGGCCCGCCTGGGGCGCTGGCACTGCCAGCGCCCTTGTTTTTTTTCTAAGCCGGCCTCTTGCGCTTCCTGGTGCGCTTCGGTTGAGGCTCAACCTGGACCGGGGCGCCGCCGGGCGCGCGCACCGCATCGCGGATCTTGACCCCTACCCAGCCCGTCTTGTCGGGGCCGATGAACTCCACGTCCGCTGCTTCCAGCGCCAGCCGCAGCTTCCAGACCGTGGTCTGCTTGGGGTCGGTGCGGCCCGTCTCGAAATAGCGGATCGTGACCGCCGGCACCCCCGACGCTTGCGCGAGCTGCTCCTGCGACCACCCGAGGATGGCGCGAGCTGCACGGAGCTGTGCGGGTGTCAACATAACGATTTGACTACGCGGGGTTATCCGCGAGTCAAACACCCGACACGATTTCCTGTTGCGCATTAACGTAAACCGTTATTACATTGACGGCTTGCGGCTGCGCTTACAATGCCGATGTCTGATCGTCAACGCGACTCGGGGCTCGGCCGGCCGAGGTGCGGGCATTCAGCCAAGGAGAGGGGCAATACTGATGACTGTTGTCGAGAAAATCGAGGCGTTGTTCGCCGGCCTCGACCAGAACGAGGTGTTCGGCCTGCCGCCCGCGAGGCGCGAGCGCTTCTATCGCCTGTGCCAGCACTGGGCCGACCTCAGCGAGCCGGCCGGGGTGCTCTCCACCGAGGAGATCATGGCGCGCGCCCAGCGGCAGCTGGACCGGGACAGGGCGCAGGAGGAGGCGGAAGCGGCCGAAAGGCGGCCGAGATCAGGCGTGCTGGCAGCCCTGGCCAGGGGCGACCGCGCACACGGGCTCTGACCGGTCCGCCATTTGGGTGCGGGCGGACCGATCCCGCGCGGGCGCCGGTGCGGGACGCCCGCGCGGGGGTTCTGTTGTAGGTGCGCAACAGACCGGCACGTCATGCGCTGCTACAGTATTTGCGGAGAATCAGGCTGCGCTGGGCCGTACTGATCTTTTTTCGATAAGGGGGATTTGCCAATGAGGATCTGGCCAATAGCCGCTTGCGCCATGCTTTGCGCATGCGCCGCGCCGCGGGACAGCTTTTCGTTGACGCCGGCACCAGGCCAGCAGGCCCTGATCAGAGAGGGCGTGCCGGCACTCATATCGGCCAAGAAGAACACAGTGTTCCTGAGACCGATCGCGCCAACGCAGCAAGCCTATGGCCGGCCGCGCTTTGTCATCGCCATGCTCAACAGGGGAAAGGCGCCCGAGACGTTCACTGTATCGTCCATCTCAGTGGAGAGCCTCAAGCCGCGCGTCGCCAGCTTGCGCGTATACACGCATGAGGAACTGACAAAGGAGGTGGAGACGCAGCGCAACACGCAGATGGCGCTCGCAGCCATCGGCGGCGCGCTCGGAGCGGTTTCGGCAGCCCAGTCGGGCTACAGCACCACGACCGGCAGCTACTCATACGGCAACCGGTACGGCACCTACTCCCAGACCACCTATAACCCGGCACTTGCCAGCGCGGCTGCAAACGCCAACGCGGCGCGCACAGCCGACTCCATGGCGTCCATCGAGGACCAGGCGCAGTCGAAGCTGGCCCAGCTGCAGGCAACGATCATCAAGGACCACACCTTGATGCCGGGCGAATGGCACGGCGGAGTTGTTGTGATCGACCCGCCGCAGAAAACCGATGGCGGCGTTGCCGAATACTCCATATCCCTGACGTTCGCCGGCGAGCGCCACACGTTCCTGGTCAAGCAACAGACGCGGGAGTGATCGCTAGGCAGCGCGCAATGCCAGTTTCGGCCGGATCATAGCGCCCTCGATGCGCGTGAGCACCAGCCCGGTCAGGTGAAACAGCGCCGCGGCGAAGATCGCGGCATTGAACGCGAACTCGGCGTTGCACGAGTTGGCCCACTGGTCCCCGTCCTGGTACATGCAGGACCCCGCGCACGACTGCAGCACCGGGCAGCTGCTGCACTCTTCGCGATGAGACCAGTGCCAGGCGGAATTGAGCGCAACCTTATCGAGCGCACCAATGTGGCCGATCCGATGCCGCCCGAGAGCACCCGTGTTCTGGCACGTCGTGACATTGCCGAGCAGGTCCACGGCGATCTGGTCGGGCCGGTCCATGCCGCACTTCTGACCCAGCGCGGAGCTGGGGCGGCGATCGAGCAGCGACCCGATCAGGCGCGATACGCGATCCGCAAGACCAGGCACCTCGCCATTGATCAGGTGGATGGATAGCGTGCGCGTCAGGTGGGCGAGCTGCTCGGGCGTAAAGGCGGCCGAGCTGTGCCCCTCCTCCGTCACGGCGTAGTCGTGCACCACGCCCTCGAAGGCGACGGGCACGTCCCAGCCTCCATCGGGGGCCAGCCGCTCGCAGAACCACCGCGTCACAGCGGCCGCATCGTAGCTGGCGGGGCTCAGCACCGCGTTGATGCTCCCCCGGCCGGCTTCGCCGAAGCGGCGGATGGCGCGCATGAGCGCCTCGCCGTTGCGCGGATCGTCGAACGGGTCGGGCCCGCGCACGTGCTGGCCGGGCCCGTCATGGCTGACGCCGATCGAAAAGCCCCAGCCCCACAGGCAGTCGGCCTTGTAGTCGTCGAGCAGCGTGCCGTTGGTGATGACGACGAACTTGGCATCGGGGAAGCGCTGACGCAGCGCCGGCGCCAGGATCTCGATCTTGTGCCAGTAAAGCAGCGGCTCGCCGCCCCAGAACTCGATGCGCTCCGGCGACCCAGTCAGCCAGCGGTCGAGCCCGGCCAGAAACCGCTTGGAAGCGATGGTGCCGGTCGCCGTGCCGTGCTGCACCTCGTCCTTCTGCAAACAGTAGCTGCAGCCCATGTTGCAGGCGAGGCCGAGCTGTATCTTGAGGCGCTTGACGGCCCCGGTCTTGCGGCCCGGGGACTCCGGCGACACGCGCGTGACGGCCTGCCAGTCCTTGGGCGCCGCCGGCGGCACCGCGTCAACCCAATGGCCCGGCCCGTCCTCGCGCTTGAGCTCGGAGGTGTGCGGGTCATAGGCGAGCACGTGGGCGCCGCCGTCGCGATCGCGCATGTGGAGGCGGAACGGGGCCATGCTGCCTCGCATCAATCAGTCCGGGAAACGAGCCCGGAACAGCCCCCGGCCGATGAAGTCCCGCGGCCTGGAGGCGGCATCCTCGGTGGGCCAGAAATCGATGTCGCACGACACCACCACCATCGGCGCGTCCCCGAAGTATGGCGCCACGTAGTGGCTGACACCGCCTGGGTGCAGAATCATCCGGCCTGGCGCGCCGGCGAAGTGCACCGTCTCGTGGTCGGGGTGCCAGCCGCCCTGGCGCCGGCCGTAGCCGAGCCGCCCGCGCTGGTCGATCAGCACCGCATGGCCGCTGTCCGCACGGTGAGCGTGCTCGGCGCCAGGCGGCCCGACCGAGGCGAAGTACATGCCCGTCAGGTCCGAATTGTGCATATGTGCGCCGATATGATCGCCGAGCCGGTAGACATTGACCCAGGCCAGCAGGCGCGGTTCGAGCCGCTCCTCGTTGCCGAGCGCCTCGCGCAGGTAGCCGAGGCTTGCGGCCCGGAAGGCATCGAACAAGGGTCTCGTCGCCGGCGCCACGTCCCAGAGGCAATAGCCGGCGCGGTCCTGCGGCCGCGGGCCGATCTGCATCCGCGCGCCTACCTCGACACAGGCGGACAGCACCTGCGCCTGGTCGGCCGGCGTCAGCACATCGTCGTGGATGGCGACGATGGTGGGCCATAGCGCATGATAGCGCCCAGTCATCCCACCGCTGCTCGCCTCGCTCACGCCGTTACCGGGATCGAAAGCCTGGCGAGGCCGGACACGTGCTTGAAACCGGCGCTGAGCTCAACGCTGTCGCCCGGCTCCAGTCCAAGCGCACCGGCCTTGAACCTGGCGGTTCCCTCAACCGGAACCTGTACCCTGGGCAGATAGCCGCTCTTGGCCTCGACGTAGACGGTGCAGGGCGTGTCGACGACGGAGCCGGTCTCGCCGTCCAGCACCGAGACGGTCACCTGGGCATAGTCGTCACGGGCAATGCTGCGGGGACCGCTCAGGCGGACCTTCGGCAGGAACGGCGCCATGGACCAGTTGCGCAGCGCGCCGGTGTCCAGCGTGCCGGTCACGGGCACATTGGCACAGGCAACGAAGTCCGGGCGGTTGCCGATCTTCCATACCGCCTGGGTCAGATCCCTGTTCGAGGCGAACGGCACCCAGCATACCGCAACCGCCATGTCGCGCAGCATGCTCAGGTAATGGCCGGAATCGGTCTTGGAGATGGCAGTATGGGGGAAGCGGTTGAACGGCATGCGATGCTCGCCGCTTGATGCGACAGCAAAGAACCATGCGGCATGATCGCACCATTCCGCGCCCGAGAGCTCGGCCGGGTCCAGCACACTCTGCTGCCCCGGCAAGAGCCACGTGCCGGCAAGATCCCGGTGGATGGTGGCGCCCTCGACGGCGCCGCCCGTCACGGCGTCGACTCCGTGAAAGCTGCGCAGCACCGCCCGCGCCGGCGTCACCTCCAGGTAGAAGTGGCGCGCTGGATATCGGCTGTCCTCATGCCTCAAGAGCCTCATGCGGACCGGTCCTCAACAGAAGCAATCGCAGTTGCAGTCGCAATTGACGAGCGTGACGCGCCGGACAAGGCGCGCCTTGCCGGTGCCATCGTCCTCCAGATAGAAGGTCAAAGCCGAGATACTGCCAGACCCGATCGTCTCGTTCCTGGTGGTGCCATTGGCACCGTTGACCAGCGTGGGTTTGTTCTTGAAGCGGGTCCAGTCGACCTGGCCCGTGTCGTCGACCACCTCGACGCCGTTGACGGAATACTTTGCCACGGCCCTACCCTCAGCAGCTCTTAGCAGCCGCAGTCGTTGCAGTTGCAGTTGCTGAACGTCGTGCGCTCGACCAGACGCGCCTTCCCCGTACCATCATCCTCCACATAGTAGGTGATAGCGCCTTCAGAGCCCGATCCGATCACCTCGCTTCTGGTCGTGCCGTTGACCCCGGCGACGAGGCTGGGCTTGTTCTTGAAACGGGCCCAGTCGATCAGGCCGGCGTCGTCGATCACCCCGACTTCGCCAACCAGATATTTGTCCATGGCCTCGACTCCGGTCCGCCCTCAGTAACTGCAGTTGAAGCCGGTCGGCCTGCGACGCACGAGCCGCAGCTTGCCGGTGCCGTCGTCCTCGAGATAGAGGGTATAGAAGTTTCCGCCGCCAAGGGTCTCCTCCCTGGTGGTGCTGTTGATGCCGGTCATCAGCGGCGGCTTGTTCTTGGCGCGGGCCCAGTCGACGAGCGCGGCATCATCCACGACCTCGACCCCGGCAACGGACAGTTTGGCCATGAGCCCTCGCAGCGCGTCACTTTGCGGCGAGCGCCGCCTCCAGCGCCACGATGCGGCGCTCCTGGTCCTTGACCACACCCAGTAGCGCGGCGACGACAGACCCGTAATTGATCGACAGCATGCCGTCGTCGTCGGCGACGACGACCTCCGGCATATGGTCGAGCACGTCCTGGGCGATGAGCCCGATCTCGGTCTGCTTCTTGCGCTTGAAGCGGAACGTGACGGGCGCGAGATCCAGCACCTTGCGGCAGCCCGCAAGCGCGAAGTCCTTGATCGCCGTCTTCAGGCGCCGGTCAGAGGTGGTGTTGAACGAGGCCGCCAGCACCTGGGCCTCAAAGGTGGCGTTGCCACTGTTGCGGGCGATCGTCAGCGAGTTGGCGACGAACGAGCCGGCGTCGCTGAAGCGCCCGATCGCAAAGTTGGAGCCGGCATTTGAGCCGCCTTCCACCGAGGCATCAGCCCCGGCCGCCCAGCGCACCAGTGTCGCTGACTTGATGAACAGCTGCCGCTGGTTGCCAGCCGTTTTCGAGATGGAGATGTCGCCGGTGAACGTATCGCCGGCCAGGTTGGCCTTGGTGGCGGGCGTGAAATTGCCCGCGTGCCAGAGCGTATTCCAGGTCGGAGTGACGCTCGCATCGGCAGTCGTCGCACCCGAGGCGCCGGCGAACTCCAGCGTCCCCTGTACCATCCGGATGGCCGCATAGCCGGCGGTGGCATGCGCGTTGGCAGTGCGGTACTCGACCGAGACGCCGTTATAGTGCGAGTAGAGGTTGGAGGCGAAGACAGCCCTGGCATCGGCACCGCCGGAGACTTCGGCCCAGGTGCTGACGCGCAGCGCCTTGGTCGGAGTCGCAGGCGTCGGGAAGACGTGCAGGAACGCGGATAGCGTCCCGCCGGTTACCGGGAAGTAGGCGTCCTGGTTGAGCGTGTTGGTCTTGGAGACCCCCGACCAGGTGCCGTTGCCGTCGGACGTGATCTGGTACTCGGCCCACTTGCCGGCGCCATCGTCCTGCACAAAGACGATGTTGCCCTTGGCAAGCCCCGTCAGAGCGTTGCGGGCCGTCACGTTGGCGACGACGATGGCGCCCTTCTGCAGGCCGGCGATCAGTGCGTTGGCGGCGTTGATGTCGCCCTGCAGCTCGGCAAGGGCCCCCTGCACATGCGCTGAGACGATGCCGGGGATCGCCGACACCGTGACCGCAGTCGCCGGCAGCGAGCCGCCGGCGATGATCGCATCGAAGGCGGCATCGAGTGCTGCCAGCTGGCTGTTGAGGTCGTTGATCTCGGTCTGCGTGTCTGTGAGATCTGCATTCGCCCCGTTGATCAGGCTCTGCAGACCCTCGATCGCGGCATCGATCTGGCTGTTGAGCTGGTCGAGACCCAGCTCCACGAGCTTGTCGCGCGCCGCATCGAGGTTGTCGATGGCCGCCTCGAGCGCGGTGGTCCGCGCGTCGAGGTCCCGGAACACGCGGTTGAACGTATCGTTGCTCAGGTCGACGCGACCCGTGAAACGGTACTTCGCCTCGAACTGCGATGCCATCGGCAGAGTTCCGGTGTCGCCTCAGCTCAGTCCAGATCAGCTCAGGCGTCGACCCGGCGGGCCTCGGCCACCGCGTCCCCGAGAGCGATGAGCGCCGCTCCCGACACGCGAATGCGGTGCGCGTTCGGGCGCAGCCAGGTGTTCCCGTGCTTCACGGAACGCGCCATCCGGACCTCGTAGATGCCGGCAGGATCGACCGGCGCCGCGTCAGCTGCCGCTTCTGTCTTCTTCGCCATCGTGTTCCCCGTCAGGCTTACGTATTCGCCAGGAAGATGCGCTCGGCGACGTGGAACGTATCGAGCGCGCTCGTGGTGGCGCCGTCCATGGTGATGCGCACCGAGGTCATCGGCGTGGTCAGCTCCGTCGGCGTCCAGGTGAAGGTGCGCCGGATGCGCTTGTGGTTGGCATCCCCGGCATCCGCCGGCGGGTCGAGCTCCTCGTCGGCCGTGGTGGCCGGGCTGATCTCGCCGCCGGCACCGTCCTTGCGGATCGTGCACGTCAGGTCGTGATTGGTCTCGTAGAAGTTCTCAAGCAGCGCGATCACCTTGAAGTTCTGCGACCCAGCCGCCAGCGTGATATCGTCCGCGCCGCCATCCGCCTGGGAGATGTGCTTGAAGGTCGTGCGCGGCCGGCTGTAGTTGAGGACGCTGTCGGTCAGGTCGAGACCCGGCTGCACGTCGGTCGTGCCGTTGAACACCCCGCGGAACGGGAGCAGCGGCGGCAGCCCGAACAGCACCGTGTTGCCGCTCGTTACCTCGGCCAGCGGCGTCCACGTGCCCGCAACCTGGATCTCATACTGCAGGTCGGTCGACTTGGGAGCGACCACCGGCGCCAGGATGTCGATCAGCGTGATGCCGCCAGACAGCGACAGCGGCTGCAGGTCGACGACCGTGCGCTGGCGATCGAACTGCGCGTAGTACAGGGAGAACATCATGTCCCTGTTGGGCGTGCCCTGCACGTAGGCGCCGTCCAGGGAGTTGAAGAACGTGCCCTGCGCATACGCCGAACCCAGCGCCATCGCCACGTAGTGGTTGCCGCCGGTGGTCAGCACGATCGCGTAACGCTTGCCGGCCTCCAGGAACGTCGCCGGGAATGCCACCTTGGTCTCGATGGTGCCGTCGCCCGAGACCAGGATGTCGGTGACGTTGAGCGTGACCTTGTTGATCAGGTTGGCAAGGTCGGGCTGGCCGTAGGCCACCTGCGCCAGCGCCACATCGACGTTGCCGGTGGCGCCTTTCTGGGTGAAGTTGAGTCCGATCGAGGTGAGCCAGCCGTCCTGGCCGTTGAGGAAGGTCTGCGCGATCTGCTGGCCGCTGATGTTGTGGTCGATCGTGATGCGGTCCCAGTAGTATTCGGTATAGGTGTCCTTGAAGAACTTGCGCAGCCGCACCTGCTGGTGGTTCCTGCTCGCGTCGCCTTCCAGCACCTCCCAGGTATCGCCGGCCTTGAAGAACACCTGTTGCGCAGGATCGTAGCGGCCAGACTGCCACCACGAGGAGTTGGTGCAGACGGTGATGGTCTCGCCGTAGCGGATACGCTCGCGGCTGACCGTCCGCTGCACCATGTCGAAGGTCTGGAACTGGTACTGGGAGATCGACAGCTCTTCGAAGAAGGGCCCGACCGAGAAGCGCTTGGACTCCGTATACTTGGGCAGCAGGAACCCGTTCGACACGATCACGTCCGGGTTCAGCGGATTGAACAGCTGGATCGACGTGCTGTTGGCGGCGGCGTCGGAGAAGCGCACGCCCTCCTCGACCTTGGCCAGGTAGTTGACATCGTCCGTGTTCGACTCCTCCAGGTCGAGGAAGCGGTCGGCGCCATAGTCGGTATGATCGTCGGAGAGCTCGTTCAGCTCCTTGAGGCGGGCGACATCGACGGCCAACGACTGGATGAAGCGCGCCTCCCCGAGGCCGGCCTGCTGCTGGATCTGGGCGATGACCGCGGCAAGGTCGGAAGCCAGCGCGTTGACGCGCGGCTCGATCAGCGCCTTCCACGCCTCGATGACGGAGACGCGCCCGTCCGTGCGCGCCACCTGCGGCAGCCGGTTCTCCTCCACCAGCGTGATGGAGATCACATCGGTGGTGCCGAGCAGAACCCAGGCGACAACGATGTTGGAGGAGTCGATGGTCGGCTTCGCCGGCTGCGGCGCGGCCACGCCGACGACGGTGCCGACATTGCACTTGCGCAGGCCCTGCATCGGCACGGCGGCCGGCTCGGTGGCGCCGGTCGTGGCATCGGTCAGGAAGTCGCGCGGCTGGGTGTCGGTCTCCTCTTCGGTGCCCCAGGCGACGATCGCCACCCACTTGCTGTTGGCAACCGGCAGCTCGGAGATCAGGTCGAACACCACGTCGGCGTCGCTGACATAGCCGGCACCCGCATTGTAGATGCGGCCGGGACCGACGGTGACCTCGGCGGTGGCGGTCTTGTTGACCGTGAAGTCGACCCAGCCCTTTTCGTCCTGCACCGCGTCCTTGACGATGTCGTCGAGACTGGCGCGTGCGAAGTCCTGGAAGTTGTTGAAATCGACCGCCTGCACTTCCTGGCGGTCGCGGAAAATGACGTTCCGTTCCATTGGTCTCGGGGTCTCCTCACGCCGCCATAACGAGATCGCCGGAGCGAGCACTCGCGTCGGTGGTGATGCCGTCCGCAGTCGTTACCGGACGGTGCAGCTGCGTCTTGATCAGGATCTTGTCGCGGTGCGCCTTGGAGCGCTGCACCGCCTTGCGCACGAGATTGAGCGGGCCGCGGTCGCCGGTCGTAAGATGACCGTAGACGAAGCGACCGAACTCGTAGTTGCTGCGCCTGCCCGTCACCTGCACACTGAGTTCCGCCGTAAACGGCGGCTGGCCCAGGCGGAAGTTGCCCATGTAGATGGACGGCGGCCGCCCGTTGGGCAGGCGGGCCGGGTCGTGCAGATAGAGCCGGTCGAAAAGCCTCTGCGGCGACGACGTCTCGGGCATGTAGCCGACCAGAAAGCTCTTGACCCGCTTGCGGGTCAGGGTCTCCGGATCGAGCCAGCGCCCCGGCAGCCCGCCGAAGACCTGGATGCCGGCCTTGGACGTGCCGGCCTCGGCGACGTGCTCGGGGAAAGCCAGGATCGGCTGCAGCGACGGGCGCAGCGTGAACTGCCTGAGCACGTCGGCCTCGGCCGTGTACTCGTGCTCGCGCCTCAGCGATACGATCCGGGTCGGAGCGGTGGACGCGACCGGAAACAGCCGGCCGTCCTTGCGCCCGTTTGGGCCGATGTGGTTGCCCTTGGCGAAGGCGCCCAGGAACAGCGACTGGACCGCCGATCCCGGAACGAGCACCTGCTCGTAGTCGACCGCAACGCCGTCGTGCTCGACGGTGGAGCGCTGGACCGTCGTCAGCGGCGTCTCCAGCCCTGACGCCAGGAAGTGGGCGCCCTTGTCCCAGAGGAAGGCGCGCCGGCCCCATCTGGCGGCGGCATCCGTCTGGTATGGGAAGAACGTCGGCACGGTGGCAGTGCCGGTCTCGGGCGGCACGTGAGCAGGCCCAGCGCCGAGGAACGTCTTGTTGAGCTTGAAGGACCCGCGCGAGGCGAAAGCGCCATAGGTCTGCACACCGCGGTCGCGGAACCGGAACACGCGGATCTGCGGGAAACGGTTGAGCCAGGCCTGGCGCTCCGTCGGCGTCATCGAGGTGCCGGGGAACGCCTTGTTGGGCGGGACGATCGCCTTGATGAGCTTGGCGCCGGCGAACGACAGATAACGCTCGATGCACCACAGCGTGCCCTTGCGGCGGTGCAGCTCGAAAGAGTCGCGGATGATCGCGCGCTTCTTGGTCTCGGGCCAGTCCGGGTCCCAGATGTCCACCGACATGGCCCAGGCGAGCCAGGGCAGCAGATCCACCGGGCACTTGTCCCAGCGCCAGACGTCCCTGATCGGGACCGGCAGGTCCATCAGCCGGCGCTGCGGATACTCCAGCGAGCGCTCGAACCCGGTGGCATTCGGCGGCAGGATCGTAAAGTACGGCCGCTGCGATGTCAGCGCCGGGGCGCCGACGGTCGGGATGGCCGCGGCGATGCCGAGCGCGCGCAGCGCGTCCGGCTCGCCGAAGCCGACCTTGGGCGCACCGACAGAAGGCACGCCGGCGGCAATACCCGCCGCGACGAGCTGGTGCTCCTGCCCGAGCTGCGGGGCTCCAACCGTTGGAGTGCCGGCCGCGATGGCGGGCGCAACGAGTTCGTGTTCCTGCCCGATGGCGGGCGCGCCGACCGTCGGCGTCCCGGCCGCGATGCTCTGGGCGAGCAGGGCGTCCGCCAGCTGCGCAGCATATCCGCGAGAGACAACGCTGGCGACCGACCCGAAGCTGCCGTAGCCCCTGGTGACGACCCGTGAAATGGGCATTGCTTTCTCGCTCGGGGTCGCGCTTCAGAGCCCTGACAGCTGCAGATGCCGCTGGCGCCGGCTCAGGTCCTCGCGAGGGCGGTCGGGGTCGAGGCGTTGTCGAGCGTGGCCACGAAGGCGGTCGTGGCGTTGTCGAGCTTCTTGACCGTCAGGTTGGTGCCGGTGATGCCGAACTGCATGAGCAGCTGGTGGATGGCGAACAGCGCCTGCACCGGGCTCGGCGCCGCGCCGTTGGCGGCATAGGCCTCGGCCATGGCGACCGTGCCCTTGGCGAAGTCGTAGGCCGACGTGAGTGTCATGGCATCGCCGGCCGCCGCCGGGCTCGCCGGCAGATTGTCGGTCTTGGCCTTGATCGCCGCCACCTCGGTATCGACGTAGCCGGCAATCGTCGCCAGCGTGGCCTGGATGCTCGACTCGTCGGCCGGGTCGCTCGGCAGATTATCGGTCTTGGCCTTGATCGCAGCGAGCTGGGTGGAGTTGGCGTCGATCTCGGAACGGATCTCCTGGGACAGGTCGGCCGCGGCGGCCGCCGCGGTCATGACGTTGTTGTCCATGGCGCCGACCTTGGCGTCGACCCGGCCGGAAGCGAGCGCGTTGGGGGCAGTGCCGCCCCACAGGGCGAGATCGACGGCGGCAACGGGCAGCACCGCGAAAGTCGAGGACCCGCTCGGCGCGGTGGCCCAGTTCGGCGCCACCGTGGCGACCTTGGTCGTGCCGTCGTAGCTTGTGATGAGGCGCGCCTGGCCGACGCCGGTGCCGCCGGTGATGACGACCCAGGCGTCCTTGTAGAAGTCGGTTGAGGACGAGGCGCCGGCGTCGAGCGTGACGGAACCGGAAGCGCCGGCCTGCACGGTATTGGACCGCAGCGACTGCAGGCCGGTGTCGGCATTGAGCGAGCCGCGCGTGATCGCGCCCGAGCCCCAGGCCGTGCCGGCGGCCTGCACCACGTTGACGCCGACCTGGGCATTGGCCGTGTTGACGGCGTTGCCGGCGATATGCGTGGTGTTGGTTTCCGGGCGGCCGCCCGAGAATGTGCCCGCCGCGCCGCCGAAGGCGACCGCGTCAACCTGCCCAACCTGCCTGCCCTCGGGCAGGTAGATCGAGAACACAGAGGTGTTGTCGGGGTTGGTGGCCCAGGCTGGGCTGACAGTCGCCACCTTGGTGGAGCCGACATAGTCGGAAATCACGCGCGCCTGCCCGGAGCCGGTGCCGCTGCTGATGTAGATGAGGCAGGCGTTGTAGTAGTCGTCGATCGCGACGGCGCCGGAATCCAGGGTGATGGTGGTGGAGGCGCCGGCCTGCGCCGTTGCCGACCGCAGGCTGACGAGCTTGCGCGGATTGAGCGTGAAGACCGTGGTCTTGGCGTCGGTCGTGGAGGTCTGAACGCGGCCAGCAACGATGTCCGCGGCCATCTCGGCAGCGGTCAGCGACAGGTAATAGATGCCGCCGGCGATCTCCGTCGCCTCGTTCGTGCAGTCGGCGAACGTGTCGGCGTTCTTGGAGACTTCCGAATCGAGACCGGCTGCGCCCGTGACCGGATCGCCGTCGTTGTCGAGGATCGGCAGCACGACCGTCCACGGCAAACCGTAGACGGGATACGGCAGCGCGTTGTTGCGCAGTGCGGTCACTTCGGCCATTGAGCGGTATCCTCACCCGCGCGGAATCGATCGTTGGGATGGCGCGGGATTTCAGCCGACACGCTC